TCGTAAACCCGCGCCAGTTGACAACGACATGCCGCCCGCGGCGTGAGGATGTATGGCAAGCAAACCGGGATTGTACGCAAACATCTGGGCCAAGCGTAAACGGATCGCCGAAGGTAGTGGCGAGAAGATGCGTAAGCCGGGAACCGCTGGCGCGCCGACCGCGAAGGCATTTCGTGAGTCGATGAAGACCGCACTCAAGCGGAAATGAAAACCCCGGCATGGCAGCGCAAGGAAGGGCAGAACCCGAAGGGCGGCCTAAACGAAAAGGGCAGGGCTAGTTATGCTCGAGAGACTGGTGGAAAACTTAAAGCTCCGGTGCGAAGCGGCGATAATCCGCGCAGAGCAAGCTTTCTCGCGCGCATGGGGAATGCTAGCGGGCCGATGGTCGATGACCGAGGAAAACCGACACGACTAGCACTCGCGCTCAAGGCGTGGGGAGCCAGCAGCAAAGAGGACGCCAGAGCGAAGGCCGCGGCAATCAGTAAACGAAACAAGGCTAAAGGTAAGTAATTGTGGCATTCGCTGAGAAACTCAAATCCGCATTGCGTTCTACGGTGGGAGAACGCAAGAAGGTGGAGGGGGAAATCAGGAAAACGGCTTGGTTCAAGGAGTTCGTCAAACAGTACGGCGAGGAACCGAACCTATCTGAAAGCGCAGACTACGATTACTTCACGGCGTGGAAGATGGGGGTTAGACCAGAGCGCGACCCTTATGACGAAAACAAATTCCATTGGGGTTCGTACGCTGAAAACGCATTCGGGCGTAAAATCCAGTTGAAGAAAGCAGGCCACAAGACGCTGTGGAAAAGCAAACTGATGGAAGAAACCGGAATCAACCCTGACGAAGTTGGGTTAAAGACACCACAGCAGGGGCAGCAATGGCTAGAAAGCTGGCGCGCTAAAGGCGCTGCAACCAGACGGATGTCAGGTCAGTAACAAACAAGGGTAATACCATGCCACTCATGCAAGGCTACGGAAAGAAAACCATCTCGAAGAACATCTCGAAAGAGGTGAAGTCAGGACGCCCGCAAAAGCAGGCCGTCGCGATCGCACTCAACGTCGCCCGCAAGGCAGCACAGAAAGCCGGCAAGCGCGGGATGTTTACCCGCAAGACGATGGGATGACCGATAGAGTCGAGCAAGTCCGGCGAGTCCTAGAACTCGTCGAGGACGGAATGTCAGAAGCCGCGGCCTGTCGGGAGGTCGGCGTCAACCGAGCAACCTTTCGCGCCGCGGCGTTGAAGGTAACTGCTGGTGACGCATACGCGCGCGCGCTCGAGGCTTTAGCGCAGGATCAGGTCGAGAAGGCAGAGCAGGTCATCGAGGACATGCGGAACGGCGTAATCGACGCACAGCAGGCCAGAGTCGAGCTCGATGCCCGCAAGTGGTTTGCCAGCAAGTTCCTGCCGAAAAGATACGGCGACAAGGCCGAGGTTGAGCATTCGGGGAACGTCGGCTTAACGGTTAACGTCAAACGATTCACGGATGCCTGAGATCGACCTGCCGGCTAACGGGTGGCGGCCGCGCCCGTACCAGATGCCCGCGTGGCTGGCGCTCGAAAAAGGCACCAAGCGCCTCGCGCTGGCATGGCACCGACGATCGGGCAAGGACGACATCAGCCTGCATTGGGCCGCGGTGTCTGCCATGAGCCGGGTCGGCGGCATCTGGCACATGCTCCCGCAGGCTAACCAGTCTCGCAAAGCACTCTGGGACGCGGTGAACCCACACACCGGCAGACGCCGCATCGATGACGCATTCCCGGCTGAGATGCGCGAGACGACCCGCGAGCAGGACATGTTCATCCGGTTTAAGAACGGATCGACATGGCAGGTGGTGGGCTCGGATAACTACGACAGCCTCGTAGGCTCGCCTCCGGTCGGTGTCGTGTTCTCTGAGTACGCGATGGCTGACCCGAACGCATGGGCGTTCCTGCGACCGATCCTTGCCGAGAACGGCGGCTGGGCGATCTTCATCTCGACTCCCCGCGGCCGCAACCATTTCGCTCGGCTGGTCGAGTACGCCAAGAAAGACCCCGAGTGGTTTGGTCAGGTGCTGACGGTCGAGGACACGAACTCAATCCCGCTCGATACGATCAAGCGCGAACAGAAAGAACTGAAGGTCGAGCGCGGAGACAAGGAAGCCGAGGCCATCATCCAGCAGGAGTATTACTGCAATTTCGACGCAGCGATACCCGGCTCGTACTACGGCGACGCTATCCTCGCAGCCGAACAGCAGGGCAGGATCGCACCGTTCCCGCATATCGTCGGCCAGCCGGTCGGCACGGCGTGGGACATTGGCGTCGGCGATTCCACGGTGATCTGGTTCTACCAGTTCGTCGGCCACAAGATCCGCATCATCAACGTGCTCGAGGGCAGCGGCGTCGGTCTCGAGTGGTACGCCAAGAAGCTGCTCGCAATGGATTACGTCTACGGCGACACGATCTGGCCGCATGACGGCGCTGTGCAGGAATGGGGCAGCGGCAAGTCACGGGTCGAGACCGCGGCCGGCTACGGACTGAAGCCGCGCGTACTCGAGGCCGATCGGGTGGACGATGGCATTCAGGCCGTGCGTCAGATGCTGCCGATCGTCGAGTGGAACATCGACCCTGATCTCTTTCCCGGCGAGACAAAGGCCGAGGGTGCAGCGCGCATGAGCCGCGCGATCGACGCCATCAGACAGTACAGACGCGAATACGACGACAAACTGCAACGGTTCAAGGACAGGCCATTGCATGACTGGACGTCGCACTATGCGGACGCGCTACGGTATCTCGCAAAAGGCCGCAGACCGTTCCGCGGTACATCAGTCAGGCCAAGGACGGGATCTGCTGTAGCAGACTATCGCGTGTTAGGCTAGACTCACGCGAGGTGTACCCGCGAGGTGTGCGATGAGCGGATTGTTCAAACCGAAGATGCCAAAGATCGAGCCACCACCGCCGCCTCCTGAGACGGATGTGGCGAAGCAGCGCGAGATCGAATCGACACGCTTGCGTCGTCGCCGCGGCCGGATGTCCACGATGATGTCGACGCCTGAGAGCCGCCAGCAGGGCGGTGTTGCGACGACTAAGCTCCTCGGTGGAGGAATGTAATGGCTACAAAGAAGATTACCCAACTTGCCTCGCTCGCACAGATCGATGTTGTTACCGCGAACGACGTACTGCCGATCGTAGACATCTCGGCTAGTGAAACCAAAAAGATTACCGCGGTCGCACTCGTCGGCGCTGGCGTCGACAACATGGCCGCGACATGGAACAACGTCGCGGTCGCATTCAACGGCATCAAGCTCAACGTCACCGACACCGCGTCGGATGCGACATCGAGACTGCTCAGCCTTCAGGTAGGCGGCGTCGATAAGGCGTACATCACCAAGGCCGGCACGATGAACATTGCCGGCGCAATGGTGATCTCCGGCGTGACGACGATGACGGGCGCGGCCACGGCTGTGAGCTCGTTGAAGTCGACCTCAGACACGGGCGGCGTCGGTTACGGCGCAGGCGCTGGCGGTACAGCAACGCAGGCGACCAGCAAGTCGACCGGCGTGACGCTGAACAAGATCTGCGGCGAGATCACGATGAACAACGCCACGCTCAACCGCGAGACGGCGGTGAGCTTCACGTTGACCAACAGCGCGATCGCAGCGACCGATGTGGTGGTTGTGAATATCAAGTCAGGCGCGACTGCGAATGCATACAACGTCGCCGTGACGGCGGTGGCCGCGGGCTCCTGCCGAATCCAGTTGCACAACCTTCTCGGCGGCACCGATCTTTCTGAGGCGGTCGTTCTTAACTTTGCAGTCATCAAGGCCGTCGCGGCCTAAACGGAGCAGATATGGCAACGGCAATTACTCTCGCATCGAACGCCAGCGCGACGGGTAGCTGGTTCTTTTGGCCGGGTGGCCGCGGCGAGTTTCGTGTCGAGGGTACGTTCCCCGGCACAGTCAAGCTGCAATGCAAGGGGCCGAACGGCACCGCGCAGGATGTCGGCACCGATGTGACGCTGACTGCATCAGGCGGCGGCATCTTTGAACTCGGCGCTGGCGAGATCCGAGCAAACATCGCATCGGCGACCGCGGTCTACGCGATGGCATTGCGGATACCGAGCGGCGGGTTCTGATGAGAACCGAAGGCCGGACTCGATCGCGCACTAGCAAGCGCCCGACGCCTCGGGACAATCCTGAGAAAGTCCCAGCACCTAGCCCCGGCATCGATAAACTTTTGCTCGAGGATGCATCGTTCGTATTGTTAGAAACTAGCGACAAGATTCTTTTGGAGTAACGACACATGGCTGATACCAAGATAAGCGCATTGGCATCTGGCGCTCCCGCATTAGGGACAGATGAGACTGTCGTTGCTCGCAGCGGAGCGAACTACAAACTCACGGTATCAGACATCACCGGATACTTGGGCTCGCCCATCACCGTCGCTAACGGCGGCACCGGGCAGTCAAGCTACACGAACGGCCAGCTCCTGATCGGCAACACCACCGGCAACACGCTGACCAAGGCCACGCTGACGGCAGGAACCGGCATCACCATCACGAACGGCTCCGGCAGCATCACGATTGCTGCGACGGGTGGCGGTAGCGGCACGGTCACTTCAGTAGGCGGCACCGGCACGGTCAACGGCATCACGCTCACGGGAACGGTAACGTCCTCGGGCAACCTGACGCTGGGCGGCGCTCTGACGGGCGTTGATCTGACGACTCAGGTCACAGGCACTCTGCCTGTCGCCAACGGCGGTACGGGCATTACCTCGCTCGGCACGGGCGTTGCGACTTGGTTGGGTACGCCATCAAGCGCAAACCTTGCGGCAGCGGTGACGGACGAGACCGGCAGCGGTGCGTTGGTGTTTGCGACCTCGCCCACTTTGGTGACGCCGATACTCGGCACCCCGACCTCGGGCAACCTCAACAGTTGCACGGCTGACGGCACGAATAAGGTCGGTTATCGCAACATCCCGGCGGTCGGCACCAAGACGGGCAGTTACACGCTCGCTGTGGGTGATGTCGGCAAGTATGTGCAGGTTGGCTCCGGCGGCAGCATCACGATCCCCGATGCGACCTTTGCTGAAGGCGATGTCATTTCGATCTTCAACAACACCACGGGCAACGTCACGATCACCTGCTCAATCACGACTGCGTATATCGCAGGCACGGACACGGACAAGGCGACGATGACACTAGCCACGCGAGGTGTAGCAACAGTTCTCTTTATCAGCGGTACGGTTTGCGTTGTTTCTGGCAACGTGAGCTAAAGCCATGAGTGGTAGTCAGCTTCTCCTGCTTGGCGGTGTTCCGGCGGCGGCAATCCCCGTCGATCCGTACTTCTACTCGGTCACCTCGCTGCTGCACGGCGATGGCACCAATGGCGGCCAGAACAATACGTTCTTGGACTCGTCCAGCAACAACTTCACCATCACGCGCAACGGGAACACCACCCAAGGCTCGTTTAGCCCGTTCAGCCAGACGGGGTGGAGTAACTACTTTGATGG